TTCATCAACCCGCTGAAGCACATCTTCAATGTGCAGGCTCACGGGATGGCGGAGGCAGGGCTCTTTGGTGGGACAGTCAGGCTGCTGCAGGGAGGAGTGCGGACTATTACTCCAGGTGAGAGGACCCTCACCATGAGGGCCATTGACAGTGTGGTGAATCATGATGACCAGTATCTGGCGTACCTGAAGGAGAGCCCCAGCCTGAAGGGGGCGAACGTGTATGTGAGGAACTTCGGTAATGACCTTCTCACCAGCGTAGGCAAGAATCCTCAACTGTTCGACCCCATTGCGAGGAACCTTGGCTACGCCACTGGAGCTACCTTCCTGAAGGCTGCGTACTCCGCGTCCAACAAGACACTCTGGAACGTAGGTGATGTGCTGATGATGAAGGCATTCCTGGCCAGGGAAGGTGAAGGGACTGTGAGCGAGGTGGCCAAACACGTCACCCAGCACATGCCTGACTACCAGATCCCGAGCAGGGTACTGGGTAGCCGGAGCCTGTCACAGATACTGCAGTCGCCTGCGGCACTAGGCTTCAGCCGGTATGAGTACAACAGGCTTGCCAGCTATGGGAACATGGTGAAGGGACTCATCAAGCCGTCAGTAGGGACTCGGGCGCAGACCATGGATCAGGTGGCTGCACTGGTGTTCCATACCGCAGTGACCTACCCCATGATGGACTATGCAATACAGAAGGCAACAGGCAATCCTGGTGCGAGCTTCCAGCCCTTCGGCCCCTTCGTCTATCCGAAGGCTGTGGAGGCGTACTCCAAGGGAACCAAGACAGCATCCCAGGTAGGCCAGACCGTAGCTCGCCCCTCTGCAGCAGTAGAGACTGCCAAGGACATCTACTACAACCAGGATAACTTCGGGCGTCCGATCTATGGCCACGGAGGAGACTTCCCCAAGTACCTTGCCTCGAAGACATTCGAGACCCAGGCCATCTATAACATAGTGAATCCAAAGAAGGGAGTCACCCGAACCCAGGCAGCAAAGCAGTTCCTGGAAGATCAGGTAGGCATCAAGGACCCTACTCCGCAGCAGCTTTCCACGACCCAGAAGTATGCCCAGAAGGAACTTGAGAAGCGCAGGAAGGACAAGCCATGAAGCTACTTGTTATTGATGTGTACGGGACAGGAGTGGATCTATGTCTGAGAGCACAGTGGGCAGGCCATCAGGTGAAGCACTTCCTGAGCCCGTCGAAACGACCTTCCATTGGCAAGGGACTTACTACCCGTGTTCAGGACTGGCGGCAGCACATGCGCTGGGCCGATCTCATTGTGTGTACTGCCAGTGCCAAGTATGCCTGGGAACTGGAGGACTGGTACGAGAAGGGGTTCCCGATCTTTGGGGCCAACGAGGACAGTGCTGCATGGGAGCTAGACCGGTGTGTGGGGATGGAAGTGTTGCAAGCCCACGGTATAGAATGCCTCCCCTATAGGAGGTTCGAGAACTATGACGATGCCATCAGCTATGTGAAAGCTACGAATGGCAGCTATGTGTGCAAGCCGATTGGGGATGCTGACCGGGCACTGAGCTACGTAGGCAAGGGTAGTGCCGACATGGTGAGTCAACTTAACCGCGCAAAGAAGGTAGATACCAAGAAGCAGCCCTTCATCCTGCAGGAGAGGGCAGAAGGGATCGAGATGGCTGTGGCTGGCTGGTTCGGCAAGAACGGCTGGGTAGGACCGTGGGAAGAGAACTTCGAACACAAGAAGTTTATGGCAGGAGACATAGGGCAGAACACAGGTGAGATGGGTACGGCAATGAAGTACACAGACCAGAGCAAGCTGGCCGACATGATGCTTAAGCCTCTCACCACTGCCCTGCATGCACTGAAGTTCAAGGGCAATGTAGATGTGAGTGTGATCATTGACAAGGATGGTACGCCATGGCCTCTGGAGTTCACCATGAGACTGGGGTGGCCAGCCTTCTATCTTAACCAGCACCTTCACATGGGAGATCCAGTTGAGTGGATGCGTGAGCTTATCGACGGGGGCAATAGCCTTCGGGTTAATTACAGCCATTGCATTGGTGTATGTGTTGTGGGGCCGTCGTTCCCCTCGTGTCATGTACACCACAGTGAGTGTGATGGTATTCCTCTATTTGGCATCAATACCAGCAATATTGATAAGGTGCATCTGGTGGAGGTGATGGCAGGGACTGCGGAGGTTGAGGAGGATGGGAAGTGGAGTGAGAGGGATGTGTTCCATACGGCAGGGGACTGGCCTCTGGTAGTGGTGGATACTGGGAGTAGTGTGTGTGATGCGGCAGCGGGAGCCTACAAGGTGGTGAAGGATCTGGTGATTCCTAACTCTCCTACGTATCGCCACGACATTGGCAAGAGGTTGAAAGAGCAACTACCTGTGCTGAAGAAGCTGGGCTATGCCAAATCATGGGAGTACGGACATGAGTAACCTTAGTCCACCCCCAACCAGCAAGACCTGGGACTTCAGGACATTCAAGGACTGGTTCTTCAAGCTGTATACGAGGACTGCGGGGCTGGGTCCGTTCGGTAGTGTTACAGGGCCTACAGGGAATCCTGCTGATGCCAGTGGGTATGGTAGTGGGATCGCAATGAGCAACGGGCTGATCTCGGATGGGGGTGGGGGGAACACTACCTTCATAGGGAGTGGGAGTTCCACAGGGACTTCCCTGGCCCTGATGAGATCCACCAATATCTCGGGGCAGTCTATCCCTAACGCGACGATTACGGTAGTCACAGGCTGGTCTACTGAAGTGAACACGGTTGGCAGTAACTGGGTGCCTAGTACAGGGATCTTTACCTGCCCTACGGCTGGGTACTATCTGGTGTCTGGGGCTTTCCTGTTCACCAGTACGGCCTGGGTAGCAACTGCGCAGCAGGAGATCTATGTCGAGCAGAACTCGTCCACATTGCATGCAGGCTTCAACAGTATGAGCACTGCCGCTACTGATTACAAGCAGGTGCAGATTACCTTGATCCTGCTATGTGCCGCAGGTGACACTATAAAGGTGGCTGCATTCCAGACCAATGGTGCAGCAGTAGCCTTGTGGACGGACGCACACTTTAACTATTTCTCTATCGTACAGGTGCAATGATGTTCCTTCTCTACATTCCTATGGCAATCCTTAGTGCCCTGGTGGGGCTGCTTACCATGGTGCTGGCCCCTCTGCTGGCGCTCTTCGTGCAGGCAGATGGCAACCTCCCTACTTACCTTTACTGGTTTCAGACCTTCGACGCAACCTGTGATGACTGCAGGGCACCGCCCTTCTCCTGGACAGGTAGCCTGTGGTGGACGCGGACAGAGTGGCTCTTCCGCAACCCGGCCTACGGATTCGACATGTTCGTCTTCGGCATCCCCTTCACCAAGGCTGACTGGCACGTAGTGACAGATACCCCAACCACCTTCTTTGCCTACACCTACACAGGCATGTTCTCCTACAAGGGAACCTACTTCAAGTGGGGCTGGAAAGCCTGGGCAGGGCTGAGTGGAGTTCCTAACCAAAGCTGGCTGAAGTATGGCCGCGTACCTATCGTGGTGCTGAGATGACTGATGAACATGAGCAGAAAGATACCCTGAGTGTGGATGTCGAGATCCCTGCGCACCCTCCCAGGAAGGCTACGGCCCTCTTCGAGAAGACCAAGCGGATGATCGTAGGTATAGGCACGGCCCTGGGCTTCACCATCAAGAGGCCTGCGGGGAGATGCTGGATCTGCAACAGGACTGCACAGGAAGCTGGTCAGCCCCTGGAGGCCCATCACTTTGGGGTGGAGCGTGCGTACATCGACGCCAACCTGAGGTGGGACCTGATCCAGGAGGACTTCCCCATCTTCGACTGGAAGAACTTCGACCCTGCAAACCCCGAGAGTTTCGTGGATAATATGTCTTCGCAGGGAATACTGCTCTGCAAGCAGCACCACACAGGTAAGGACTCAGGCATCCACGATCTCCCGTTCTCGATCTGGATCATGCAGCGCTATCTGGCTGACGGCGAAAGGTTCAGTCCAACCGAAGTCATCACACATGACAAGGTGTAATTCATGGACCCTATCAGCGCAGTAAGTGGATTGCTAAATACTATCCTGGGCCGGGTACTCCCTGACCCTGCAGCCAAGCTTGCCGCCCAGCAGGCCACTGCCCAGATGGTAATGACAGGTGAGCTTCAGCAGCTTACCGCCCAGGCAGGTGTCATCACTGCCGAAGCCAACTCAGCCAACAAGCTCGCCTCTTCATGGCGTCCGTGCCTGATGTATGTGTTCATGGCTATCCTGGTGAACAACTACATTCTGGCTCCGTACCTGCAGGCCATCTTCCATGTCGGCCTTACCCTTCCTATTCCTACTGATATGTGGAGTCTGCTGCGCCTTGGCGTAGGTGGCTACGTGGTCAGCCGTGGAGTGGAGAAGGTCATGACACCACAGCCTGGGACTGGCGTCAGTCCGGTCAGTCACGCAGCTACCTCGGTAGCCAACATGGTCTCTACATTCAAGGGGAACTGAAATGCCTTTCACTACAGTACAGTACATTCGCATGGTGCAGGTTGCCGTGGTGACAGCCACCACGACCCAGTACACTGTGCCAGCAGCACGGCAGGATGTGCTAAAGGATATCGAGATCTGCAACACGGGAGCGAGTGCGATCACCTTCAGCCTCTACGTGGTTCCCAGTGGTGGGTCGGCCACCACAGCCACAGCCATCCTTCTGAGTGTGGGGATTCCTGGCAACCAGACCCTGCACTGGACAGGGACAGTAGTCATGAATGCCAATGACTTCATCGCAACAGGTGCTTCTGCAACGGGACTGACCATGACAGTAAGTGGTCTGGAATCGCAATGACCAGTGGAATCTTTCCTGAGTACGCCCTTCTGGTGACGAACCTGCATGCGCCACCAGGAACACGCATCCCCATGAATCAGGCTGCACCTCCGCTGGGGTGGACGCAGGACACCACTACGGCAATGAATGACTGCTCGATGCGGGTGATTGCCAGTGCAGGGGGTGGGACTGGTGGCAGCACTGCCTGGAGTGCCTGGAACTTCGGTGGCACCTTCGGGGTGAATGCCTTCACCATCAGCACTGCCCAGATGCCTGTCCACAACCATGGTATCTCGGACCCAGGCCACGGCCACGGCTTCACTGACGTCGGCCACAACCACGGCATCAACGATCCTGGCCACGGTCACGGGGTAGGGGACCCTGGGCACACCCACTCGATTGCCTACAACGGTGGTGGTGGTAGTCCCAATGGCTTCGGCGGTCCGATCAGTGGTGCCAGTGGAGCATTCTCCTCAGACGTGGCAGCTACCTGCAACATCAGCATTGGCGCATCTGGTTCCAACATCAGCAATCAGGCCTCGGGCTCCGGCATCACGGCCATCAATGCAGCAGTCAGCAACATCACCACAGTCAACAACGGGTCTGGCGCAGCCATCGGCCCAACCTATACCACTCCACAGGTCAAGTACACTGACCACATCATGGCGGTTAAATCATGAAAGATCCCATCTGCCCGTTCCTCAAGAAAGCCTGCATCGAACATGACTGCATGATGTGGACGCACGTCACGATGACTAACCCTCAGACGGGACTGGCAGTGGATAACTATAGCTGTGCTATTGCATGGCTCCCTACACTTCTAATTGAAAACTCATCCCAAGGAAGAAAGGTAGCTGCGTCAGTAGACTCTATGCGCAACGAAGTTGTACAGAGGCAGGATACCCTGAACTCTGCTATTGCAATCGCCTCACAAGGGCGTAATGGAGAAAGACGTGAGAAAGATCTTGGTGACTTTGGGAGCAGCAATAGTGCTCTGCCAGGGATGCGCGAGCATTGGCAGCGTGCCCTGGGTAAAGAGTAGGGACAGTGTAGTGCACATCATGTCGGATAGTGAGCAGGGTAGTGGGGTGGTGATAGGGAAGAAGTGTGTGCTGACAGTGGCGCATGTGGTTGCAGGGGGGACAGGGCTGAAGATCCAGTCGGAGAACGGGAGTCCGATGTTCGACGCAACCACCATCTTCCAGGATGATGATCTGGATGTGGCAGTGATCTGTTCGAAGCAGCCCCTGGGACTGACGCCAGCGAAGTTCGCAGCGAAGGAGCCAGCCATCTACGATGAGGTCTACGAAGAGGGCTTCCCCTTTGGCGTAGCCAAGGTCCTCACAGTTGGGAGGTGGCAGGGAGACGACTACATAACGGCTGAGTCAGCGCCGGGTAACAGTGGGGGTGGAGTCTTTAACAACAATGGGGAACTGGTTGGTCTGACTGATGCGATTGTAGGTGCCCAGGGACATCTGTTCCCGCACCTCACCGTGATCGTAGACACCTGGACCATCCTGCCTCTACTTACCAAGGTGCCTTATGAGTGAAGAACGATACATTGAAGAGAGGCTGAACCGGCAGGACGAGAAGCTGGAATGCCTTGAGAAGAAGCTGGATGATGTGCTGGAGCTAGTCAGCCTGGGCAAGCATGTGGCCGCGTTCGCCAAGGTGCTGGGCTGGATAGGTGGCTTCTACATCGCCCTTGAAACCTATCTCCGTCAGGTGCTACACAAATGACATTCCTTACTGATGTATACTTCTGTGCCATCATCCCCATCATCCTGGAACTGGAAGGAGGGTATGTGAATAATCCTTCCGATCCAGGTGGGGCAACCAACTTTGGCATCAGCCAGCGATCCTATCCGTCAGTCAATATTGCTCAACTCACGGAAGACGATGCCGCTAACATCTACTACACCGACTACTGGCTTGCAGGTAAGTGTAATGCAATGCCGTTCCCTCTTTGTGCCTACTACTTCGACGCCTGCGTTAATCAAGGCCCTTCGGAGGCGGCCCTCATCCTCCAGAAGACGGTTGGTGTAGCGCAGGATGGTGTGGTCGGACCAGCCACACTGGCTGCATGCAATGGGACGCCGGGCACACAGCACTACATCTATCTCACGAACAGGCTCGCTCATTACAGGACTCTCACTACGTGGTCTACGTTTGGGGATGGGTGGACGAATCGGCTTCTGAGGCTGGCGGCCTCCCTACCTTGAGGCCAGAGGTTCCCTTGGAGGTGATGACTGCAAGCAGGACTCCAGACCGGAGGAGTCCCTTCAGAACACCTTCGAAGTCAGACAGCTTGGGAAAGTGTCCGCGCACATGCTCGTATGCGTCAGCAATAGATACAGTGCCGTGGCAATCAATATAATCCACCAGCTTGTCGGACTGGTTAGCAGTCTGTGACTTACCCATCTGCCTGAAGATGTGCTTGGTCTGGAACTCCAGCTTGGTGATTTCCTTTTCAGCACGGACAAGATCCTCCTTTGTGATGATGAGAGAGTCACCTCGGGACGCCGAGAGGACCATGGCCAGCTTGTGCATATGGCCTTGCTTGCGCTGGATGTAGCCCTTGAAGTCGGAGTCATCGAGGCGGGCCATGTCTTCCTTAAAGTGGCGGTGATACCAGTCCTCTCCCCATTCCTTGGCTGCAGTGGTCATTGAATACTCTCCAGTGAGGTCGAGGATCTCTGTCAGGTCATGGATGAGATCCTTGCGCAGGGCATCCTGTTCCTCCGACGCCTGTACGAACGCAGGGTATGGGACATACTTTTCCTTCTTGTCCGCATATACCCAAAGGATGCGTGATACAAGGCCGCCACCAACCATATAGTGCGGTAGATTTTCTGAGATCCAGGTAGGGGTCGTGCAACCAATAAAATTAAGCCACGTCTTGCGAACCTTCTCATCACCATGCGCATGCGTCGAACGGTCATAGTCCTCACAATCGTATAGCTTGATAAGCGCATTCAGTATCTCCTTGTCGTTAGGGAGGAGGAAGGTGCCTAGCTCACTACTCACTATGGTGAGTGCCCGCATCTGCTCCTGGGTCCGCTTCTTCGGGTCGATGAAGTCCTGCTTCACGTCGTTGAACTTCGAGATGAGCTTCTGCCAGCTTATGGCTGCGGGACCGAAGTGTACACCAGGAAGTCCCGCCAGCAAGTTCATGGCAAGGTTGGCCGTGGATGATTTTGCAATGACGGCGGGAGGAGCCACAAGGATAATGTAGAAGTTTGGATACCATACGAAGTGAGGAGACTGATCAAAGTAAACCCTACGCTGGAGGCAGGCAGCGAGGGCACTCACACCACACCAGAAGTGGACATGAGGAGGAGCTTCACCATGCGAAGCATACTGGATATAACTGTCCAGCCAGTCTTTGCAGCGCCTACTCACAGTCCCCCCAGCTATCAGTAGAGGTTTTCAGGCCTACTGGAATGATCAGAGGGTCCGGATAGGGGACGACGATGCGGGATACGCGGAGGATGTTCCCCACATGTATCGGGCCATCACAGGTAGGGTATTCACCCAGTAGAGAGTCATGTACCTGGATAAGGATAACCACGTCTGGTAGTCCTGAGTCAATGGCCAGCCAGATGCGGTTAATAAGCAGAGCGACAGTGGATTGAGGGATGGTAGCAACGGCTTTCCTGAGGAGGTTGTCATCGAGGCGGTCATAGAACGTGACCTTGTTACCAAAAGCGTTCTGCACCGTCCCAGTCGCCATAAATGTCGCACGAAGTCTTGCATGCCACTTGGGGATCTCTGGGAACTTGCCGAAGTACCACTTCTGGATTCGCTCTGTCTCGTGCACAAGCAGGCCTGCCTGCCCTGCAAGTGACTTCGCCTGCCCGAGGTAGTTCGTACCGTGGCAGAGCTTCTTGAATGCTGGGTAGGACGGGTGACGCTTCGTAATTGATGGGTCATGGTAGTACTCCTTGGCGACCTCTACGTAAGGCTTCAGGCCCTGGGCAAACATTGACTTCAGTTCCTGACAGTTGCTTTCCCACGTGACGATACGAAGGTCAGCACTATCCAGGTCGAGATCAAACATTGTGTAACCGTCATCAGGAACATACATCTTCCTCACATTTGGCATAGGCATTATTGGTCTCCAGGAGAATGGCGAAAGGGTTACCTTGATACTTGTCGAGCTTGCGTACGACCGACAGGTTGGAGGTCGATCCGTTCTTCTCTGGCTTGCGCCGGTCAGGCTCATCTCCCAGGGTGAAGACTGGTTGCCAGCCTCCCTTGCTGGGCTTGATCCAGGTCTCGATGTAGATCACGTTGGCCTTGCGGAACAGACGTATGGTGTCTACGACTGTGGTCATGCTGCAGCCAACCCGTTCCTGGATCTGCAGACGGGTGACCGGTCCCCTGCATAGCTCCCACCAGATGGCGAGGGTGAAGGGGCCACAGGCCTTGGGCTGGACCATCCTGAGGCCAAGTTCCCTTACCTTGTTCTTGATCCCGTAGATGGTATGACGAGGCAGGTGCTGCAGGATGTCGCGATAGAAACTATAGTAGCGCAGGTTCTCCTGCAGCCATCTTTCTTCGGCGCACATCCAGTGTACCGTGGTCTTCTTCTTACGCATCTTCTTCTCCTTTGGTGATGTTCTCCAGGTTCAGGCCGCTACCGAACGCGTCCTCCGCACTAGATAGCCTGAACGTATACGTTCCAGCGATATTGAACGACGAGCGCATACGCCCGTCAGGCCCCAGTGCTCCTGTCTTGAGTGCATTCGACGCGATGGTCTGACACGAACGATAGGCTGCAATACGTTCCACAATGGGGCGTACCAGTGGCTCCTTTGCAGCAAGGTTACTGAGTGCCTCATCGTCACAGGATACAGCGAAGGTGCCCTTGCCTGTACCTCTCTTAAGCTGCTTCGGTAGCCCGAGTTCTTCATAGAAGAACCTCTGCATCTGCGCAGGGGAACGCGGATTGATTGGGTAGCCGACCATAAGATCCACTTCTTTCTGGCAAAGTTCTGCATACTCAAGCAACTCCTTACGCATCCTGGTGTAGCGGGCCTTGTCGACCTTGACTCCCTTGATCATCATCTTGAGGACAGGAGTCCACATCTTCATCTGGAAGTCGTGCTGCTCACGCAGGCCCTTGTGATCGACTAAGGATTGTAGAGCGGTATCGCATTCGAGGGTTCTAATACAATCCTCACAGTTGTAACGCCAGTAGCGCTCTTCATCACCGTCACCTCTCCAGTCCTTTCCATCGTCTTTCCAGTAGACATAGTAGTCACAGTACATGGATGCGATGAAGTCAAGAGACTTAGAGACCCTGGGGAAGCAGACGTGATGAGCGAGCATAGTGTCTCGTACTCTTGCAGGCCGAAAATGCCAGTCCCGATGAATATATTGAGCATCATAGATGTAGTTCTGTCCTACGACAGTGACGTTGGGATGGGTGAGGAGCCGGTAGATGGCGTAGACAATCTGGGCTTCTTCTGCCAGGGTCCAGTAGCCTTCTGGCCTGTCCTTCGAGACGAAGGGTATGCAGATGGCGTCGGTGGTAGTCCAGGCGAAGCCCATGCATGTCATGTAGCCCGCCCTTGTTTCAATATCATTTGCGATAGTGAGCGGTTGGGTATCAGCCAGTTCCAGCAGTCGACGGAGCGCTGTGGTGACCTGCCACAGTCCTGGACGTACAGTGAAATTCCAGACTGGTTTTCTGATTCCATTCCGGAGAGTATCTTCCGCACGCCTGAGATCCTGGACGACGATGTTGCGGAGCTTCCAGTCCCGCAGGACGGCTGCTGGATGGTAGGTGGGAACAACGCAACAGCTTCCCCAGCTACGATTGACAGTGAGAGTACTACCACGCCACGAACCGACGCCGGTATGACCCAGCACAGCCCACATAGGAGTATTGCCAAGAAGCAGAATGAGAGAAGGGCGTACAAGATCTATCTCCTTTTCTAGTGTAGCAAGACCATCAGAGATATGGCGGTGAACAATGCGATCACGACATTCAACACCATCAGGAGTGGCCCCCAGTTCGGACTGAGCCCTTTTCGCCTCCGGCATCCAGGTTGAGATCTCGTTCTTTGGGGGTCTTTCCCTGCACACGTTGCACACATAACAGTCACCTATATTGATGCCAGCTTCTGCCAGCATGGAGGTCAGGAGTTCACCAGAGTAGCCGACGAAGGGTCTCCCCCTGGCGACCTCGGTCTCACCAGGAGCTTCCCCGATGATCATTATGCGGGCATCGAGAGGGCCAAAGGAAGGGACGGTCATACGAACCCCTTGGGGAGGTAGTCGATGGGAGGATCAGCAGGGGGTGGCGCATCACTGTGGAGAGGGAGTACCTCTACGGTTACCTTGATCACCCTGGCATAGTTGTTCCATACCCGTATGGCGACGTTGTTTCCATCGATGTAGTACCCTCCCTTGGGAGGGACATAGAACTCCTCCAGCACTCCGCTGTTCATATGAACCCCTTGGGCAGGTAGTCAATCAGCCTGGAAAGGTAGGTGCCATTGGAGGTCGACCACGTGTCTTCCTTTCTCCAGGATGTCTTGATGGGCTTGGTGACATCGATGTCGAGAGTGGTATGGTTGAACCTCCAGCCCGTGACTATCCCTTCGAAGATGTCATCACCCAGGCTGGATCTGCCTGCGGAATCGTCGTAGCGAACCCGGTCACCAGCCTTCAGTTCCTGGAACTCATGAGTGTCCATCACAGTCCTTTCATAAATTCATCGTAGGCATCCCTGTCTACAGTCTCGGGGCTCAGGCCCATGATGTGGGGCTCTGCAGGGGCAGGAGGAGGAGCGTTGGTAGCTGTGGCCCAGACTGGCGGTGACTTGTATCCAACAAGCGCCGGTGCCTGCTGAAGCACTTCCACCAGGGTCGGATCAGCAAAGAACCAGCAGGTAGCCTTACCTTGGTAATGGCCATCAACCTCGTACAGCCAGGACTGGGAGTTGGGGTAGAGTGAAGCTCCATTGGCTGCAGTGACGGCCTTGATGACACCAGTGTGAGTGAAGCGGGCAGCGCCCTTGGGATAGCTCACGAACTGTCCAACAGAGAGGGCAGGGGCGGGGACAGCGACAGGAGCAATCCAGCTACCGCCACCAGAGCCTGCACCAGGAGCAGTGATGGCTACAGCCCCCTCATGAAGTCCCTGTGAGCATCGTGGTTGAATCCAGGACTCGACTGCGGCGAACTCGGAGAGGAAGTAGCGTTCGTATTCTCGCTCTTCGAGGGGTCCAAAGCCTTCCCAGGAGATGGGGAAGTTCCACCTGTCGCTGCTGCGTTCGTCGTGCATGATGACTCCTGTTCATCGATGGGCCACATTCCGGTAGGGCCCTTACACCATTTGGACTTCTTGCCTGTCTGTACATCAACCTGCCTGAACCCACACCACACACAGGTTCGGGTCGAGGGCTGAAAGAGATGGAGTCTACTACTCATGTCTCCGAGGCTTGCGAACCATGTCGATGGCCTCCCTCAGGTTGTGCGCCGTAGCGCCGTACTTGCTCTTCAGCACCATGGGAAGCTTGAAGTAGGTACGATGGGCTGGTTCGCAGCGCTCTTCGTGGGCCTGCTGGGATAGCCAGTTGAGTCTTTCGCTGTCCTCATTACAGGAGTGGGCTTCGTTCAACTGCTTGCGCAGGAGGTCGATGTAGTTTGCGCCTTCGATAAGGGCGAGGCGGAGATCCACATCATCATGGCGGGTGTTAGCAAGCTGACGAAGGTACTGCGTATCAAGAGGCATCATCAATCTCCTTGCGTACGTGGAACACATGCAGGCCAGCTTCGAGAAGTCCCTTGACGATCCGGCTGTCATCATCGTAGGCAGCAAGGACCCTGGCCTGGGGGATGGGGGACTTGAGCCAGCCAAGCTTGAGCTTCAGAGTGTCCATGGTCTCTCCGTGAGGGCGCATGATAAGCTGCTCGTAGGGAACGCCATAGATCCGTAGCCAGTTCTCTGTCTCCTTCTTTACGAGGTCGGACCTTCCTGTCCATACCCATACCTGAAGGCCTAGGGACTTGTAGGCCTGCATGGTGCGGATGGTTGGCTCGATGGGCTGGTCGTAGACAGACTCGTATTCGAACTGATCCCAGTCAGCATGCGCACCCGAGATGAGATGGAGGCGATGATCCATGTTGGCCAGGGTGTTGTCGAGGTCAGTGAGGATTATGTTCTGGGCCATTGATGCCTCCATTCGTGGAAGGATCTCCAGCAGGCAGCGCAGATGGACATCTCATCGTCATCGGTTGCCCACCACCATATCCTGTGAGGCCTGCTTGAGTTCACGCGATTGCCCCAGGTAGGCATCTCTGTCTTGCACCTGTCGCAGTAGTATTTAGTAACGTGGCTCATAGTCCCAGCGAGGTGAGGAGAGGACGCAGGATCGTCCAGAGGTTGAGGGCAGTGGAGAACCATCCACTGGTGCCAGTGACAAAGGGCAGAGGTGCAGGAGGTACGTGGAGACCGAGGGCACTGATGCCGTAGGAGTTCGGACCAGTGAGGATGACGCCGGAGTGGAACGGGGCAAGGGTGCCAGCACCACCTGAGTCACAGGCGAGATCCATGTTCAGGCCTTCGATGTAGTTGACCTTGATGGCGTAGTCCTGCGGTTCGGAGGTGATGACAGGTGCGTATGGCATCAGCGAGTCCCAGCCGGTCGCCTGAAGCTGGAGCATGTAGAGAGAGGAGTCAGAAGGCGTCAGGTTGATGAAGGCGTTTCCAAGTGCCTCTGCAGCCACTCGCTTCCAATGGCTAGCAGCAATAAAGCCTGCGGTTGCAGTTCCTGGTGCTCGTGTGTCCACCGTGTTAGATTGGTATGCAACGTACGGCGTATAGCTAACGAAGTACCCGTCAATGTCTGCGTGGACTCCCATTCCTGTATTCTTTGAGGAGTAGAAGGCTGACTGGAGTTCATTGTTAGAAGAACAGTTATTCCATTTCCAGTCACCTCCAGTCTGGATAAAGTTCCATCCTGCAAAACCATTCGAACTGTTCCAGTTAGTGAGTGTATTGTGTCCATTGATTGTCCATGCAGTGTTGTTGAAGCGGAAGCCAAGGGCGAGACCATCATTGGCAATGAACTTCATGCCTGTGTTGTTGCCCCAGTTGATGCCGTCCATCTGGCAACCGGAGGTAGAACCAGGAGCGAGGCCGAAGTTGCCAGGGCCAAACATGAGGAAGCCACCGATCTTGGTCTGCGACAGTGCACGACCTCCCTGCTGGATGGTGAGGGCGAAGACTCCAGGGCCGAGATCGTTCTGCCACCAGAACAGAGGACCGTCTGTGTCTGCCTGGAAGTTGGAAGTGTCGGCAGGCAGATGGTCACCCCAGTAGATGTGATGGTCAGTGCAGGTGAGCGCACGGTCCATGTGGTAGAGACCACGCATTGGCTTGAGCCAGCGGCAGAGCGGAGTGTTCAGCCACTCCTGTGCCTGGGCTCCGCAGGTAGTGTTGGGGAGGACGCCGTACCAGGAGCAGGGCAGGTACTCGTTGGCTATGACGCCAGCAAAGGTGCCTCCCTGGGACTGGTCGAAGATCTGCTGGTAGTGACTGGCCTGGACCTCGACGCCGGAGAGGGTGACAGTGACTCCGTTCGCAGGCTGTAGCGAGGCCCCATTAGCGAAGATGAGAATGCCGGAGTAGCTGGTGTTGGCTGTGACGGGAGTCAAGCCAGTGATAGTGGTGATGGTCATTTGATATCCCTTAGATCTTCCATTTGCGCGTCGTGCCAGAGTTCGAAGTCGTAATCACGGCTACCGCCATAACTGTCAAACTCAACACCCCAGTATCTTCGCTCCACTTGGAGAACAACTAATGGCTTCCTGAAGCATCTCGTTTCCGCCCGGTATCGAGTCCTTCCTGTTAGCTCGACATTGTTCATTTCTTTTGCTCCAGTAGGGAGCGGGCGCGTGTAACGATTTCAAACAGTCGATTCATACTTCCGGGCGAAGTACCTCTGTCTCGGCAATAGTCCATAAGCTCACCCCATAGCCATTCAGGAGTTATCGCCTGCACATCTGCCGTTTGCATGGGAGGGTGAGCGAAGAGAGGACTAAGGTTCCGAATAGCACGTTCATGTATGTCGGGCCTGCATGTACTTGTGTCTTTCGTCCATCCTCCGTAAACATCACCATTAAGCGTAGTGGCGTATTCATACATCCACGCCACCGGCTCGCCTGCGCTATCGCCCGCACCTCTGACCATTTCTCCGTCCTCGTCCAGGTGGTACTTTGGCGGTTTGAGTCTAGTCATTTCTTCACCTTGGGTAGTGCAACACTCCTGATCACCTTGTAGACGCGGACAACATAGTCGTCGGCGGTGCCATTGAAGAGGTGGGCAGAGAAGACAGGACCACGGTCAGGAGTGCGCCAGAATACGTCTTTGGTGCTGTCAACTTTTACCTCTGCGATCAACTCCTCATTAATGAAGTGTTTAAGTTTAATAGCATCGCCGGGACCCATGATTACACCTTGTGTGAGTGCTTGTGATGGAGCTTGCGGGGAGCTTTCACCGGGGTAGGTGCCGGAGCCTCGAACACCTCGCATCGGGCCTGCACCAGATAGAAATCGCCTGAATCAGCGTGCACA